TGCCCAAGCCAGCTACCTACGAGGTTGGCACCAGTTTCAAAGGGATTGTCAAATCCTTTTGTCATCTGGCTCGTAGGTATGGTGGTTATAAGTGGACATACCTCGAAACGGCTCAATCTTATCATGGTGCAATGGGCCGCAAGTATGCCGAAGCAGAGATGTCTCTCCGTGTCGATCCCCTCACAGGTAAGGATGCGGAACTCAAGGCATTTCTGAAAGCTGAGAAGTGTGGAGCTGCTAAGGACGCCAAGCCGAGGATGATTTTCCCAAGGTCGCCTCGGTTCAACCTAGCACTCGCCTCTTGGCTTAAGCCGTTTGAGCACTGGCTGTGGGGAAACTTAACTGCCAAACGGTTATTCGGTGGCTCTAATACGAGGGTTGTGGCTAAGGGACTCAGTCCCAAAAGACGCGCCAATCTCATCAAGCGCAAGTTTGGTGGATTCGAGCGCCCGGTGTGTTTTGAGGTTGACGGCAAGGCTTTCGAGGCCCACGTCAGCTCGAGTCAGGTTGATGCTGAGAGAAGCGTGTATTTGGCAGCCTACAGTCAAGATCCTAGGTTAGCACGCCTCTTGTCCATGCAGGTCTTTAGCGGCAGGACAGCATCCGGTGTGAAGTTTTCCCGTCCAGGCGGGCGTGCCTCCGGCGACTTCAACACGGGTATGGGGAACACCATCCTCATGCTCTGCGCAGTCGTGGGTGTCATGCTCACCCGTCGTGTCAAGTTTGACATACTTGCCGACGGTGACAATGCCCTCTTGTTTTGCGATGAGAGGGATCTGGGCGTGGTTCTTGAGAACTTCGCAGAGGATGTTTTAGCAGATTCCGGGCATGAGTTGACTCTCGAAAAGCCAGTGTCCGTACTTGAGGAAATTCGCTTCGGAAGGTCTGCGCCGGTTTACCTAGGCCCGTCCACTGGTTGGACCATGGTCAGGGAGCCGACGGCGGTTATCTCAGGCGCTTGTGCTAGTCACAGGTGGTTGAGCGAGCCGTCATTCGCAAAGCGTTGGATCTCCGGAGTGGCCAGGTGCGAGCTCTCACTCGCAGTTGGTGTGCCTGTTCTGCAGGCACATTTTCTGAAAGTCCTCAACACATGCGGGGTGTTTGAACGAGAGCTGCCTCAAGCAGCTTTGGCCGATTACTTTGTCATCGGCGCGCGTCTGGCA